CCAGGGCCGCAGCCTGGGACGCAGCCAGGGCCGCAGCCAGGGCCGCAGCCTGGGACGCAGCCTGGGACGCAGCCTGGGCGCTTGTCGTCCGTGATCTCATCTCCGCCGACGGGTTCACGCAAGCGCACTACGACCTGTTGACCTGGCCGTGGGCAACCGTGATCGGCAAAGTGCATCCTGATGACAAGGACGTGGCGACGTGAGCAACAATGAGCTATATCGGGAACTTGATATCGCGTGTGACGTGAAGGATGACCACACCGACGCAGTGTTTAATGCCGGTGTCGCCGCTGAACGGGCACGGTGGGAACGCATCATGTCTGCGTCCTATGACCCACCGCCTAGCGTCACCAGCGACGCGTGCCGCGCTGCATGGCATAACGCTATCAACAGTCTGCGAGTAATCGAGGCCATGATGCCCTGCCCAGATGCAACGACATGAGTGACACCCCCACGGGTGCTGAGCGGCATCTCGCAGCGAAACGCGCCGATCCGGAGTATGAGTGGTACTACCAGAAGGCGAAAGCCGAGGTGGCGGGGGAGTTGTTGCGTTTACGGGCGGCCGTGGATGGCAGGATGCAACATGACGCCTACGCCGAAGGTGTTGCTGCGGAGCGGGCGAGGTGGCAGTCCGCCGTCAAGGGGGTACGGAGTTGGTATCCACTCGATGTGTTCCCCGATAGCGGGTCGTCGCCTGACGCAAAAGCGGCGAGGACTGCTCGCTCGACATGCGACAACGTGCTGCGTATCGCCGGAGGTGACGACGATGAGTGACTACAGTGACAGTGGTTATGACGACATCGACGTGCTGATCGACACCGACACGATTGCTCTCGGGGAGCGGTGCCGGGCAGCCGAAGCCGAGATCGAACGGCTACGGGCCGAGTCGATAGTGCTGGCGAAGCGGATCGCTCGCCTAGAGCGGGCGCTGCTCCCATCCAACGGCTTTGAGCAGGGTGTCGCCGCAGAGCGGGCACGATGCGTGGGCATTGTTACTGACTTAGGCATATCCCACTTTGGACCTCATAACGCCAACCTCAATCTCATCTTGCGCCGTATCGAAGCCGAAGGTGGCGACGATGAGTGACGCGTTGTGTGGCACACGCCCAGCACGCAAGACGTATCGGTGTCATATCTGTGGAGGCACTGTCGCTGTCGGTGACCGCTACGTGTGGCAAACCCGTGTCGAAGGTGGGGATATCTGGACGTGGACGTCACACGTTTTGTGCAGAGCAGCGTTCATATTGGCGTGGGACCCGGTGTGGCATGACTATGACACCACCCCCGAATGGGAGGACGCGGAGCCGTTGGTGCTGGCGTTTTTCACAGCATTGAGCGGAGGTGGCGACGATGAGTGACGAGGGAGAGATCTTGCGGGAGATCGCAGAGGACCTCCACGACCTCCGTCGCGACCCGTACGATGGCGACCGGGTGATGGAAGCAGCAGACGAGATTGAACAACTGCGGGCGGCGCTCACAGCCTTGGTCGATGAGATCGGAACAGACATGCTGTACCACTCACAGGATGTGACGGAAATGGTTGAGGCAGCGTTGGCAGGAGGTGGCGACGATGCCTAGCACAGTAGCGACCCCGCAAGAGTTCCTTCTCGTGCCATGTCAGGTGTCTGCTCTCATCTGTCGGAGCGGCGGCTACAACCAGCAGTGTCGTGGGTGCCAGGGTGATGGCACACGGGTTGTTGTGATCCCTGCGAGGACCGACGATGGATGAAGTGCTGCGCGACCCGCAGCCTGTGCCATGCGAGCCGACAATTGAGGTGTCTGTCGAGTGGTTCGCTATTGCGATGCAGGCACAGGCTGCCGTGGCGGAGCAGACAGCCGAGATCGGACGGCTACAGGCTGAGCATGACGCGATGGCGAAGCAGTGTGCCCGTCTAGAGCAAGCGTTGCTCCCAGGCAACGCCTACGCCGGAGGCATCGCAGTGGAGCGGGCACGCATCGTGGCGTGGCTGCGTTTGGGAGTTTTGACAGAGTCGCAAGAGGTGGCGCGGAGTCTCGCTTCTCTTGCCGATTTCTTCGACAGCCCCGGAGGTGGCGACGATGAGTGAGTCGTGGCATTGCGCCCAGGCACCGAACGGCATGAACCCGATCGTGGTCTGTGAGCGAGAGAGTCTGCTCGCAGAGATCGAACGGCTGCAAGGCGAGGTGGCTCGACTGCGTGTCGAACAAATCGGGGAGCCACAGTTCATCAGTGTCGGAGGCTTGAAGGTCGTGCGGGCTTACACCCTCCGGGTGGATGTGGGTCTGTTCCACAGCGATGCGATGTACCACGCCATCGTCCACCGCTTGGTTGATTTGCTCTCTAGCGCTCGAAAGTCCGACCGCCTCTCCGCAGTGTTGGCCGGTGGTGGCGACGATGAGTGACGTGCGTGCGTTGACGATCCGGCAACCGTGGGCCACCCTCATCGCATCGGGGGTCAAGACGATCGAGACGAGGTCGTGGGCAACGAAGTGGCGAGGCCAACTGCTGATCCACGCAGGGAAAGCCAAGCCGGTCAGCGTCGGCCCGTGGCACATTCCGAGCGACCTTGCGTTAGGTGTGAGGATGGAACGGTCCGTGGATGACGGGTCGCCTTCCGGGGAGGGCCGTGTGTGGGAGACGACGCCTCTGCCGTTGGGTGCGATCGTCGCGGTCGCCGACCTCACCGACTGCGTACCCATTGTGGACCGGTGGGATTCTGGCGGCAACGACGACGGTGGACGTGTAGTCATGGTCAACGGCGATGACTCCCTCAGATACACGCCGGTCGGAGACGTATCCGACCAGTTGCCGCTCGGCGGCTTCACACCGGGCCGATACGCATGGATTCTTGACAACGTCCGGCCTCTCGCAGAACCGGTGCCTGCGAGGGGCCGCCAGGGGTTGTGGAGACCAGATGAGACGTTCATCGCAAATGTCACAGGTGGCGACGATGAGTGACAGGACATTCACGAAGCGGCTACGCCACGATCTGACGCAGAACGGGTCAGGGCACCGGCCGACGAACAACTGGGGTGAAGGCACACTCCCAGCGCCGTGGGCGGAAGGCGACATTGTACGTGTCGACGCGGGGGCGAAAGCATTGGAGCGTATGAACGGCATGGGTCCGGGCGTGTACGTGATCTCGTATGCCACGTCGATCCACGAAGGCGACGCATGGTACTTCCGTGTCACCGACGGGGGCAGGGGTTCGGATCGGCTGCACGTGTGGACAGACGCATGGGTTGAGGAACCGGAGGATTGGATGGCAGGCGTGACACTCGTGGAGACGGACGATCCGGACGGGTTGGCGAAACGGGTCCGCATGTTGAATGAGGGGTGGCACGTGGTCACCACAGACGAGGTGTGCCGGTGGTGTGACGGGACTGGTGTGCGCACGGAATGGCGCGAAGCCGGAGGTGGCGGCGATGAGTGAGGATGACGAGATCAGGGAACAGGCACTCGACATCGCACGACGGCACACACACGAGTGCGGTAAGGGGGTCTGTCGTGTGTGTGCGGCGACGGTGCCATGTGTGGAGGCGCAGACCGCACTCATTGTGTTGCGTCAGGATGACGAGATCGATCGGCTGCGTGCCGAGCGTGACAGGTTTAGGACCCACTCGATGCGGCTCCATCAGGTTGGGTGGCGGCTCGGCGTGGCGTTGGGTGAGATCAATGAGGCGCAGGGGTTCGGGGATGACGACATAGAGGTGTTCGTGGATAAGGCAATCGCAGCCATCGAAGCAGCAGGTGGCGACGATGAGTGACTACGGCGAGCAAGAACCACAGCAGGAGAAGACAACATGATAATCACATTGAGTGAGCCGGATGGCCCGTACAAGGCCGTCATCGACACCGAAGTGATGGACGTTACGTTACGGGATGTGTTTCTCGGCGTTGGCTTTGAGACCTCCGATGGGTGCCAACTGTCGGTAGCTATGCGTGATGACGGCTACGAGGTGCGTCTTGATGACGGCCCGTGGGTTAGTCTCCGTCCAGGCGCCGGTGGTGGCGACGATGAGTGACGTGACCCCCGAGACGCTCCGCAACGAGGCGATCCTCGCAGGAGGCATGATGCACAAATCACCTATAACGATCGGCAAAAATGCGAGAGGTGCTTGGTGCGTACTCGTGGATGGCTGTGTGCTGTCAACCCATGGCACGAGGGATGGCGCATCTGTGTCTGCTCGACAAGTTATGGAAGCAGATGATTGGGGGACACACCGTGAGTGACATAACCGACCCTGAGTTGCCGAACAAACTACGCCGGGCAGCGGACGCGTGGCGAACCGACGATGAACTCGGTCCCCACAACATCGACATTCTGCTCGACGAGGGCGCCTACGAGATCGAGGCGCTGTGCGACCTTGTGGATCGGTGGGAGGAAGCGATCGACGCCATCTCCGACATTGCTGGCAGGCACGGTGAGGCGGTCGCACAGGTGCAGGTGCAACGTGCGAGGGAGCAACGTGCCGCTGGCTAGCAGGGGCTTTTAGGTTACAGGGGGGCTCGGGAATGTCTAGACGCCCGCAGCTCGACGCACACTGTCTAAAGGCAGACTTACTGTGGTGGGTTGGTCCACGACATGTCCGCTGATCGTCGGTGTTGGTTCCACGACCACGTGGGCACGGGGGGTGATGCAGTACAGCTCAACGACAGTGCCGTGTATGGCAGCGAGTCCATAAGGAACGGTGACGACCTCCCCGAGTTTGAGTGTTTCATCAGCGTTGTCCATTTTTCCTGTGGCATGTTTTCCCGTATCTGTCCGGGGCTGTTTCTGCTAGGGGGAGGGGCATGTCGCCCAAAGTGTTACAGTTGCGTTGCGTTCGCGCGCGTATGTCGTGTAGAGTTAGATACGCTCCACCGCATACACGGTGGAGCGCTCTACATCCCCTGCCAAGGAATGACACATGAAACACTACACCAAGTTCGCCCTTATAGGCGCGCTTCCTGTCGTTATCTTCGTTTTTGTTCAGATTCCCAAGAACCCTGATGTTGCTTCCCCTCCTGTTGTCACAGAACCAGCACCCACGTCAGCCACATACGTAGACAGCGTCCCAACGACAACGGAACCTATCCCTAGCACCACAGAGGCAACGACAACAGTCCCCGTTGCCATAACCGCCCCCGGTTGTGCAACCTGGCAGAGTCAAGCGGACGCACAAAAGTGGATGGATGCTAGCCCCCCCGAGACAGATACTTCTGGTATCGACACCAACGGGGACGGGCGCCCATGTACAGCGTACTTCGCCCCACCGCCACCACCTAAACGTGTCACTACACCACCCACTACGCACCCCCCCACGACAGTACCTGCTACCCCCACTGCACCAACGGGATCAGTGGAGAGCACCATTAGGGCCGCAGCAGCAGAGTTCGGAGTTTCAGGAAATCTACTGGTTAGGATCGCTAGGTGTGAGTCGACACTTAACCCCCAGGCTGTGAACCGGTCTAGTGGAGCATTAGGGCTGTTTCAGCATCTCCCACGGTTTTGGTCTGGGCGCGCTGCCCGTTTAGGATATGACTATGGCTCATGGAGCAGCCCATCAGCGAACGCCCGGGTTTCTGCACAGATGATCGCACAGGGTGGCACTAGCCCGTGGAATGCGTCACGCTCCTGCTGGGGATGAGTTGCCCCCTGGGGGCTAATCTCCCCTTTGGCTATAGTTTCCGTTGGATGTCTACTTGGGGCAGGTGATGGGAGTTGACGCGCGTTCGTGTTGTGTGGGTACAAACTTTTCTTCTCCGGCTGCTTGCGCTAGATTGTTGAGTGCGTTCGCGATGAACAACAGTTCAATGGGAGACGGTTTGTCCTGTTGTGCGATACGTTCTATATCAGAGGCAAAGTCTTGCAAGAGTTTCTTGAGCATCATCTAGATCAAATTTCCTCATGGTGGGAAGTTGTAGGGGAGCCAACTATGGCGCGTAAGGCAGAGAAAAAGGAAATGACGGTCGTCACCCGGAAGTGTGGGACGTACCAAGCATTTGACAGGGAAGGCACTGTGTTCTGGGAGTCGGCAGGGTTTGTAGCAGGTGTATCTTTGATCCCCAACGGGATTTCAATGGCTATGAAAGCAGGTCGGATCGTTGATGATAGTGGACATACTGTTCACGTGTGGGACCCGGGGGGGATGCTAGGCGAAAACAAGTAGGGGACTTTAGCAGGCCCCTAGGATTGTTGCTGTTGCGGCATCTGTTTACGTGGTTTGAATTTTTTGCATCTGCTGTAACTCTTGTAGGTAGAATCGCTATATGCGATTGCGAATTCATATTGATACGGGGAAAGACCAGGGTTGCACGCGTCGGCACAGCGATGTTCCTTTGGAAACGTCTGGTGCTGGTTCTCAGGGGGAGTTGCCGCAGCGTTCGGAGATGGGGCTTGCGGTTGCTTGGGATAGGGTATGCGAGGGGCGTCAAAAGTGGTTGGATGGGCTACAGGACGTTGATCTTGTCCTCAACGATAGGCGTACCCATTGGGTTGGTGGCGCCCTAGCTGTCTATTGTGCTGTGTCTGGTGAGGATGGAACGGTTGTCCATAACCGTCTGTTGCGTGAAATGCCGCAGCCTGGTATGGACAATTCTAATCTGTCCCCTGGGGAACTTCCGATGCAACCTGATGTGCGTAAACGTCCTGCTCCGCATCCTGGGGCGCAGCGGACAGTTACGGAAGATGAACCGGTAATGGAACCTGCGGAGGCATCTATCCCAGAGCACATTCCACTGAGCAATGTCGGGGGGTTAGATGATGATGTTGATGGTGGGGTTCCGTTGGGTGATGCAGATGTAACAGTTACTAAAGTCGAAGATAATGCTTAGCCGTCGTTTTGCTTGCTGCTAGCAGCTGTGTTGATGTATCATATAGGTGGCCCCCTATAGGAGGTATCAGTATGACTAGATGGATTAACGATGCATTGGATCTGGCGTATGAACTAAATCAGATTCGCGAGGTGTTCGGATCTGAATGCGTCAACGAATGCGAACGCATGTTACGCCAATCGCAATCGGATGATTGGCGAGAAACTATCACTGCTGTAGCAGCCAAGTGGCAGCATCACCGTTACCCCACATCGTTGCTATCCTGGGCAAGATAATTCGGATTGCCACACTTCGCTATATGCGAGTGTTTATAGTGGGAGGTGTCCCCGCTAGGGAGATACCGGCTGTTGACGAAGTCAACAGCAAGCAGACCGGCATAGTCGGGCTTGCGGGTCAAGCAACCATTCTCAACATGATCACGAGGAGAAAAGATCGTGGACCCAATCCAGGTACCGGAAGACCTTACAGGTCTTACGGAAGATGAACTTACCCAACTTGGACTTCAGATCCAAGAGCAGGTCGAGGCTCTAGCCGAAGAGGCCAAGAAAGATGATTCGAAGCTCTCAGAACTTGAGCGCCTTGTTTCAGAATTCGACCGCGTCAACGACGAGCTGACGACACGTGAATCTGCTGCTGCGGAACGCGAAGAGCGTGTGGGTGCAGTCCTCCAGAGGTTTGCCCCAGAAGGCGAAGATGACGCAGACGTCGAAGAAGCTGATTTGGATGGTGCTGATGAAGGCACCTCTGATGATGAGCCTGTCGTAGATGACAACATTGAGGCTTCTGTTGAAGTCACCTTGGAAGCTTCTACCGACGACATCACTGATGATGTTGCCCTTGTGGAGCCCGTCATCGAATCACGCCACCCCGTTGTCTCCGCCCTGAAGCAGAGTCGCCCCGCTGCCGTTGAACCTATCGCTGTTGAGGAAGATGCTCTAGCAGCAGGATTCCGCAGCCGCGTGAACGACAATGGCCTCAGCGATGGTCAGACCATCGACATTTCCGCACTCGCGGAACTGTTGGTTGACCGCAAGCGCCACACAGCCAGTGTCCCAACAGGAACATTCGAGAAGATCACCCTTGCTTCCGCCACTGTCGAGCACCCATATGTGCTCGGTACCGGTTACGAGGAGAACTTCGCGATTCTTGACGCTGTACGCAGTCGTCACGCCCAGGCACGCGCAGAGGTTAACGCCCTTGTCGCATCTGGTGGTAACTGTGCTCCCCTAGAGCCTGACTATGACTTCTTCCGCTTGGCAGAAGCCATGAACCCTGTCGAGTCTTGCTTGCCAACAGTGCAGGTTCCGCGTGGGGGCATCCGTTTCATCTCCCCTCCTGACTTCCGTGACGCCGCCGCTGGTGTGCGTGTTACCACAGAGGTAGAGGACGCATCAGGATACCCACCAACGGCCCCCAAGCCATGTGTGGCAGTTGCCTGTCCTCCCGTTGAGGAGTGTCGTGTCGATGTAGTCTCTCAGTGTGTGCGGTTCGGTAACTTGAACTTCCGCACATTCCCAGAGCAGGTAGAGTCATTCCTTCAGGACTTGGCTGTTATCTTCACTGAGACCAAGGAGATCTTCTACCTTGATGCGATTGACAATGCATCGACTGCGGTTACCGCAGGTTCCACCTATGGCGCTGTGCGGTCGTTGATCAACAACATCGCTATCGCTACTGCAAACTACCGGCGTCGCCACCACATGGCTGCGGATGCGGTACTCGAACTGTTCCTCCCTTCCTGGATCGCAGAGTTTGTGTACGTTGACTTGGTCAACGATCATTCTCTAGGTTTGGCTCAGATCTGTGAGGACCCTGTGCGTACTGTTCAGTGTGCTTTCGCCACCTTGAACCTGAACGTGTGTTTCTACTACGACTCCGCTACAGGAGCGGGGCAAGAGTTCAACGCTGCGCAGGCGGCAGGGGTGCTCAACAGCTTCCCAACCACTGTCGTTTCGTACATCTTCGCTCCGGGCACCTTCGTTCGGCTTGATGGCGGAACCTTGGATGTGGGTATGATCCGAGACAGTTCCCTTAACGGAACAAATGACCTTGAGATGTTCTCTGAGGAATGGCTCCAGGTTTGTTTCGTTGGGCTTGAGTCGATCAGACTTGAGCACACCTTGTGTCCCGATGGTACTGCTCCGGAACCTTTGGCTCCGTTTGTTTGCGCCTAGGAAACTGTCATAGCGCATTCGTTTGGATGCTTGGGCTTGGTGGGGCTACTATTCCACCAAGCCCTGGCGCTAGGCGCCTATGCTTTGCCCGTAAAGGAAGGGTTCTATGCCAGTCGCACCAGAAGCAGTTGTACAGCCACCCAAGAGCATTCCTCCGTGCCATGATCTGCTGCGATCTGCTATTACTGTCAGTGATAAGACACGGTGGGAGTCTGGGTTCGTTTTCCAACCTGAGAATTGCATCGAATCCGATGTGTTCAATCCGTGCGGGGTGACAAGTGAGGTACAGCAGATAGTTGTTGATGCCACCTCGGGGACATGGAATCTCACATTTGGGGGTGACACGACTGCTGCTTTGACATTTGACATTGCTGCTTTCGATGTGCAGGTTGCATTGGAAGGCCTTGTATCTGTCCCTGACATAGCCCCTGGGGATGTAGTTGTATCAGGCGGTCCAGGTGACAGTGGTGGAACCACCCCGTATGTCGTTACCTTTACAGGCGCGTTGGGTGAAACGAACGTCCCAGATATTGTTGCAGCGGATATTGACCTTGCCGGTGGTGGCGCAGGTGTGGCTGCAACTGTCATTCAGGAGTCTGGACTCCAAGTCCAGAAATCTGTGTATGTCGACCCTACCGAAGACGTTTTCTATGACCCGTTCCAAGTTGAGGTGCCCTACAGGTGTTCATCTTGGGGGTGGCAGGCGACAGAGTATGAGCGTCGTGCATTGGAGCAGCTAGAACTTGGGAAATCGAAGGCTGTTGAGGCAGAGTATTGGACGGGGGGTAAGAATCCTTCTAACCCAAGTTTGGTTCGTGCTACCCCTAACGACGACGATCACATTCTTAACCCTGGCGGTTTCGCTGCCCCTGTGGCTGTTTCCCCTGGGATAGCTTTAATCTTGTTCGCGCAGGCTCTTGCTAACTGTGGGACAGGGTCTCGTGGATATATCCATGCTACTCCTGCATTGGTTGAGCGTTGGTTGAACTTGACTGCTATCGCGTCTGTGCCTATTTCGGGGGAACTTGGGGATCTAGCCGATTTCATTACAGGCGACCGTGTTCTACTTACCCCCGCCCGCTGCGATGTGGTGGTGTCAGGCTCCGGGTACCCTGGAACAGGACCTATCGGCCAGCCCCCTCCCGGAACAAACGAGGTGTGGGCATATGCTACAGGTCCTGTGCAGGTTCGTATAGGTGAGTCTGAGCTGGTGCCTGGGACTATAGAGGAGGCACTCGATAGGGCTACCAACACTGTGATTTATCGCGGGGAATGCACGGCAGCTGTCACTGACGACTTGTGTTGTCGCTTCGCGATTTTGGTTGACTTGTGCCAGGGCTTCTGACTCATGGCAGCTCCAATCCCAGAGTGTCTCCCGGGTGACCCTGGTGACAATTGTCAACCTATTCGTTTCCAAGTTCTTTGTGACGATAATCAGTCGTTTCTGCGGCGCTACCAAATTAACTGTGATACAGGCACAGTTATCGGCATCGTCGACACTCTGTTGGATGGGATCACCGCGTATGTTCCCGTTGGGGATGTTGTAACCTGTGCCGATACAGCTGGGACTGTAGCGGTAAGAGAGTTATGTGACCTTGGGTCTGGTGCCCCTGGGTTCCAAAACAAGTTTCTGCGTATCGAGATCCGTAACTCTGATGGTACAATCGCCTCATCGTTTGACACAGAGGCTGATGGAGTCACCCCTTACGTTCCGATCGGCCCCGTCGATTTTGATTGTGACTGTATCGATTGTCTCCCGGCGTCTATATCTTCCCGGCGGGAGCATTTCACTGGGGTATTCACGTGGGCTCTCCCAGCGAATGTTCTCCGATTCACTATCAAGGTGCGTGTGGTAGGGGTTGCAGGGTCAGTAACGGTTACAGACAATGTGGTTAACACTACCCCCATGTTTGTGGGTGACGAAGAGTCATGGGGAAATGGTTCTGACCCTCTGAACCTGCCCTTTACTGTCGATGGGGTAGATGCAGGTGACATTGTTACTGTATTCTATGAGGTCGTGGTGTGATGGCTGGTAGTTGTTGCCGCATCCGGGTACCTGTTGCCACATCTGATACTGACTGTATAGGGTTCAGTGGGGTGGGTAGCCCTCTGGACCCGCTTGTCGCCACCCCCGTTATCCCTGCGTCGATTCCGCACCCTTTGTTCGGTGCCGGGTTTCCCGTTGACAACGGGGTAGCTTGTGTCCCGGGGTCCGGATTCGAAACCGGTCCTTATGGTTTCGTTGGGGGCGGTGGGGGGAGTCTCCCTATAGGTTCCCTTCCCCCTATCATCGTAGACACTCCTCCTGGGCCTTTCCCGGGGGGGCCAGCAGGTAACGTTGCGTGGGGTTCTGCGTTGTCTGTGTCGATGCCTAATCCATCTGTTGCAGGCCAGTTCTTTGTCGCACAGATTGTTACGACACATCCTGTCCTTATCGTGACTTTGGAACCTGGCGCAGGTTTCTCTTACGGGTTCACGTCGGGGTGCCCAGATCCTATTGGTGCCCCATTCTTCACTATTGATACAGATGGGTACGTGAACGCGGGGACATCAACCATATCCTTCACCTTTGAGCCAACTGTGCGTATAGACAGCTCACTTCTATCTCCCTTCACTGCCTTAGACGTGTGTGTTGCTAGCACAGTTGCCCTGTTCGGGTCTAGTGGAGCATCCTCAGTTGTGTCATCTGTGTTCGGCTCGGGTATAGATATTGCTTTATTCGGGGGGACTTTGTGATGAACGTTTACCCCCCAGGGTCTGTAGAGTCCCGCACCTATTGGAAAGTGCTTAACGGCGACCCGTTCGACGGTGGAGCATTTGGTCACGATTCGACTTGGGCCACTAACGGGCAGGTGCACGGCACACAGAACACTAGCCCTACAGGGGCCGTGGCTATAACGAAGGTTGAACATGATGCGTTAGAAGCCACATACTTGACAGAATGGGCCAATAGGGCTGTTGGTGGGCAGGCGTGGCTCGACGCACAGATTGTATCTGAACAGACGTTAAAGGATGCTGCACGCACCAAACTTATTGGCGGGCTACCCTTGACGGGTGACGAGGCTGCGATAGTGTCCGGAGGTAACCCCTGATGGGTAACGCTTCCTGCTGTAGAATCCGTATCCTACCTACCGATGATTCTGATGCGCTGGTGTTCGCCCCCGACGCCACAGTACAGTCAGATACGGTACGTACCAATTGGGCGGTGGGGCTTCCTGCCACGTCAGGGCTGTTCGCCAATAACCAAGGTGACCCTACTGCCGTTGTCGCAGGTGACTATTCTACGATCCTAGGTGGGGTAGGGCACTCTGTCGTATCGGACCGCTCAGGTATTGTTGCGGGGGGCGGAGGGAGCATCTCTGCTGCCGGAGGGTTCATCGGTGGGGGAACGGGCAATACTGTGGCGTCAATATTCGGCCCCGACTTCGGAGAGAGCGCAGTTCTCGCAGGCACCAACAACACAGTAACAGGGTTCGCGGGCTGCATCATTGCAGGAATCGGAAATGATGTCGCATCTGTGGGGGCCGTAGTGGCAGGCGGCTTCGGGAACATGATCACAGGCACAGGTACAGATTTTGATGACACAGGGTTTATCGGAGGCGGGTCAGGTAATAGTTTGTTGGTAGGGGTTTTCGATACGAACTTTTCAAACGCTATCATTGCGGGCCAGGTAAACACGATTCTAGATACAAACCGTAGTGTTGTGGCAGGCGGGTTCTCCCATATTGTCCGTGAAACGACAGGGGTCAAGAACGGTTCCAACTTTATTGGGGGTGGCTCAGGGAGTCTGCTTGACAATGCAGGGTCGAGTGCCACTGTGGCTACAGGCAGTAGCCGTGTCACCGCTCCTGGTGGTGGCATCGCATCGTTGCGGTCCGGAATTTTCGCAGGAGACGATAACCGTATTGTGGCTACACTCACATCTGTTGCAGATGCCGCGATTGTTGCAGGGCACGGTCACCGTGTCCGCGCTAACGATTCTGTTGCAGCAGCAGGCATAGGTTCAGTGGTAACCGATACAGAATCGTTTGTGTGCGCAGGCGGTTCTGCTACTGTCGGGACTCCACGCACGTTCGCTCATGGGACAGGTCCTGTAGATGCTGTAGGGTTCCGTGGGGCAGCCCCAGTGGCAGCCCCCGTATTGGCCCCTCTGCCTGCCCCAACAGGGATTGCAGGTCTTGATGCCTGGCTTGCTAGCGCAGATGTTGCCCTCAAGGGGCAAGGATTGGCGGTGTAACAATGGGTATGACCTACAGTTACCTGAACCCCGCTGAACGTGCAGTGGCCCTTACCAAAGCGACTGGCTTGGGGGATGCGTCCCTATTGGATGATAACGATGCCTTTTCCGCTGAGCGCAGCGTAAAGTTGTTGGAGCTGAAACAAGCGTTCTACAATGAGCACGCTACTTCTGTTCTCCCCAATGGGGTAGATCCTGATGCAGCGTTAATGGCAGAACAAAGGGATGCCCGCGACGGTCCCATCACTCAAGCCAAGGTGATCAGGGATCGGATTGTGTCCATTACCCTCACAGATGTATCAGTTGTGATGCAGCCACTGCTTGACACCAACCGTGCTAAGGCAGAGACAGATTACCATGATGCAGAGTGGATGCTGCTCAACACCCCTGGGTTGCCACAACAGCAACAGGACGCTTTGCAATTGATATGTGACCGTGCTGAACGTGAAGTGTTCGTAATCGACAATTGGGTCATCTGATCCAACACTGTATCGACTCAGGCATCTAAGATGGAACCATGACAGGAGCACCAATCCCACTAGGGGGATGCGGCACATCAGAATGCGCCCGGTTTAAGTGGGAAGTCCTATGCGATAATGGGACAGGGCCTGCCACCTCGTTTTTGCGCTGTTACCTGGTCGACTGCGATTCAGGTTTTGTCACCGCCACGATCGACACAGAGTTAGATGGTTTCACCCCGTACGTTGTCATAGGTGATGTCGGTGTATGTTCTGGTGACATAAATGTTGCTCCAACCAATGTGGTTGACGCTGAACTAGTGTGCTTCGACGCCGCCCCTTCCCCTTTGGTCCGTATAACAATCTATAACCCTCAGACAGGGGATTTAGTTGCAGGACCGTTCTGGCGTGATCCCCTTACAGGGGCTCTGGTAGTTCCTGTCGGGGTGGTTATTCCTTGTCCGGAATCCGATGTAGATGTCGAAGTCAAGTGCTTGTGCGATGACGGGTTTGATCCATCGGAGCCGTTTATTCGTGTCTACACATATGTGGATGGGGTCAATACTGCCGTTTCTGATTTCGAGTTGGATGGGGTAACCCCCTATGTCCTGATTGGGACTGCTGTCCTGTGTGCAACAACTGTTGAGACCACAGTAGATGGGGAATCTATCCGTGCAGGTTACGATAGGATCTCTGGGGCAGGATCGTCGTGGGCGATAGGGGTTGACACCGTGGGCCGTGTCCAGGCAGTAACGTTCCTAGTGAATGACCGTACAGGTGTTACAGTTACTGATGCTTTCGGGAACGTCACCTCCCCTGCTTCAAATTTCTCTACCTATGAGTGGGCGGCAGAAGCTTTAGATTCAGGGATTCAGTCAACCCTTAGCGTCGCGATTAGCGCTGCCGCCGGTGACGTGGCAATCATCTGGACAGAGGTTGCATAATGAGCACAGGTGCACATAGCGGACGGAGCGAGGTGCAAGGCATTGATGGTGCCCCCGTCGCAGTCACAGTTGGCAACATCCGAGACGATGACGAAGTCCTAGTTCTCTGTGACACCACACAAGAATTTTTGCGACGCTACTCAATCAACGACCTAGGTATAGTCACAGTCACAGATACAGAACTTGATGGGACAACTCCCTATGTTCCCATTGGATCTATAACGAACTGTGGTAGCGACGCATCAATCGACGGACTCCCATTTGAGCAGATCGTATGTCTGTCAGATGGGTCCGTAGCATCACGTTACACACGGGTGTCTGTCACCAGTGGGGCTATCCTACAGGGACCCGATTTTCGCAATGCAGAGACGGGTGCCCCCATTGCATTAGGCGGACGTACAGTTGTCCCCTGTTCGGGGCAAGAGGTAGAGGTCGAAATCCTATGTGACACAGGGGCCGCTGACCTATCGTTCCTGCGTGCACTCCAATACGGGGTTGACGGATCTTTCACTTCCGCAACAGACACAACACTCGACGGGACTACCCCATATGTAGCGGTAGGACCCGTTACCCGCTGCACGGGAGGCGGATCAGGTTCAGGTTTGCCAACGATACTCCCCTGCCCGATGTGTGACCTGGTCACCCAAAACACTTTCTGGGCTACTGAGAATAACGCAGGCTCAAGCAGATTTGGGACGGTCAACTTAGCCGACGGGACATTCACCCCACTGATCGCGTCTGTGTCCGCTTTGCCTATCAACGCTTTAGCCTATATCGCAGATGAAAGACTCCTATACGGGCGTGTGGCTACAGGAGGCGGGTTAGGGAACGTTTTCACTATCGATCCCTTCACCTTGGCTGTCACAAACCCGGGGATTACTACAGGGGTACCTGTCGGGAACTTCAACTACGGGGCATACGACCCTAAGACTAAAGGATGGTATGTCGGGGGGTCTTCTGGACTTCCTGCCTATCTAATCAATAGGTCTACATTGGTAGCAACGCAGGCCACGTCATTCAATTTGCCTGTGGGCGCAGGAGATATGGCATTCGATGAATGCGGCCGCCTATACATTCTGGCTTCAGGGGCTTTAACCCGCTTCGAGTCACTTGCAGACGCCTCAGGATACTTAATCACAACAGTTCCTGATAACGGATCAGGTTTCTCTGGGGCAGGGGTGCTGGTAGACGGATTCTTCTTCTCCACATTCAACGATGGGGAAATGTTTAAGATAGATATACGAACGAGTGAGTATACTACGGGGCTCGGACCCATTTCGTCAGGGAATGTGCAGTTCGATTGGGCATCAGATCCAAGGGCCGAAATAACATTCTCGTTTAAACGCATATTCGACGTTGATGCAGCAGGGGTCATCACCGGGTTCAACGACATAGACGTAGACGGAAGTGCGTATACCCCTGTTGGGGATGTCACATTTGGAGATTGTTTACACTGTTGCAGTGATTGTGAACAAATCCTTGCGGTGACTGCTGTAGTGACGACCCTTGTCTCTGGTGGCACTTTCACGACGTCACCACAAGCGCGTCGTGTGCAGTCCATGCATGAAGGACAATCATCGACAGTAGGACTGCGGGATACAGTTAACGGATCTGCACTAGCTGACCTAGGGGGAAACGGAATGACACTAAACTGGGGTGACCTAGTCACAGGTACCCGTGTTCCCCCTATTGCATTTGTCCCAGGATCTGGGAATGACATCTTCGTGTCGGAGGAAATCTGATGCCCCGGTATTGGCGAGTGGACCGTGGAAACGGTATCCTATCTTTTGCTGTAAGCGAAGGGGACCTGTCCTCTGTTTTGGCAGGGGCTACAGAACTTACGCAACAGGAGCACACAGATCAGAGCGCCACCCAGATGGCGCTGAGCGCATCCCCAGACCCTGTTATCACTACACTGGTGGGGAACAAAATGTCTTATAGCACCGCCACGGAGGCGAAAAAGGTTACTATACAAGTTAATTCCCCTACAGGCGGTCCTTTACGTGCACGTCCCCTACTAGATGGGCAGCGTGTCACTAAAGGGGTTTACACATTTGTGTATCCTGGGAAATCAAAGAAGGTCCAGACCCGCGCAGGGAATAATGACATTGTGATCATCGAGGTGTTCTGATGATTATTGAGATCAACAAGGTTGATAAATCGTTCTTCCGTACGGTTGCACGCTCAAACGGAACCTTGTCTATGACCGCTATAGGGGCAACACTTGACCATGGCGACGCATCGGATATAACGGATTTTGTTGTGGCCTACATGGCAGACACCACAGAGATTGATCCCGTTAACGCCCCAGGAGTGACTGTACAGGCCGTTCTAGCAGGCGGGGAAATGGAGTGGACCTCTAGTGGCATCATCACGCTGCTACTGCAAGACGCAGCAGATGCCCCGCTTACACAAGCACTGCTGAAACAGTTTTTCCAGCTGTCTATGATCTCAGGGCGTTTTCGCCCTGCCCCATCCATTCAGGCGATCGTGTTTGCGTGGAACACAGATTTGAACCATGTGGTGCGCTGCACTGTTGATGCGACAGGGGGGCAGTGGGATCTTATGGTTGATGACGCCACGACTCAGGCAACCGTTGCCCTGGGGGCAATAGATAGTGCCGTTACTGTGCAGGCATCCCTAGAGGCGCTCAGCAATGTTGGGGTAGGTAATGTTGTAGTCACCGGAGGTCCCGGGGATGCAGGTGGAACCACCCCCTATGACATAGATTTCAATGTGGCATCTTTGGGTGTAACCCCATCTGTAACAGTTACAGATAGTATCGCCGTTCCCCTTACAGGTGGCTTGGCTACAGTCACGTCGCAGGTTATGCAGCAGGGGCACACCTATTCTGAGGTTCCATCTCCCCCTCCGATTGTTCCAGAGGCCTGGTGGGATGCACTAGATGGGGTTGCCCCATGGGACGTGCAGGTACCTTCTGTCATCCAGATGTGGCATAACGGTGGCGCGGGTCCCGCATTCTGGGTTCCTGAAGATTTCCCAGAGTGGGTTACCACCTATGGATGATGGGGACGTAACACATGACAAGCCCCGTGGCAAGTACCCATGGTTGTGGCTAGGTTGGCTGATTCTCTTGGTGGGTGGCTTCTTTGCCATTGAGGTCCCTGCATTAGTGAACAGCACGGGGGGCGATACTTTCACTGAGCAGGTTCAATATGTTGCAGGATACAGTTGGTTCGCTTTAGCTATGGTGAGCGGGGGGCTAGTCGCATTGTTCACTTGGCTCATCCCACACTTCTTCGGCCCAAGCAGCCGTGTCTGGCTGTGGATAAAGTTACGTAGGGAGCAGAAGAATGCCAAGGGCTAGTCACATCAAATCCATTCTTGAGCGACGCAAAACGCCTCGGCTGGGATCTAGAGAGTGGCGTAGGTTCCCTGCAAGGAAAGGGGTTACAGGGAGAGACACTGTTGACTCACGGAAACCTGCGGTGTTTGATATAGGTTTGTCTGTGACGGATGGCGTTGCCTCATTCACAATAAACAATCGCACCGGGCACACTGAACGCATTGTTGTCTTGGGGACAGACCCTGTGGTTTCAATCGAAGTTGACGGGAACACCAGGCATTCAGCGTCCTTACCAGTAACCCCCGGGTCGGCTACTGTGGAGATAAGACATAACGATCGTGGCGGCAAAGTGCTGGCCAATGCAAACATTACGCAAGGGGAATTAGAGAATGCCAACTCGCACAACTAACTGGCGCCGCTTCCCAGCACGCTCAGCCCCCACGGAAGGCACCCTCCCTGTCACCCCATCAGCAATAGTGGCCGCAGCCATTGACACCCCATCTGTAGGGCAGGTTGAGATCACCTACACCAATAACGATGATCGACCCGTCGATTTCTACCGCAGCATAGGCGGCCGTACAGGAACCAGGAAAGTTGACGCTGGACAAAGCATCGTGCAGGCGTACACACATGACTCTGCTACAGAGAGCCTTGAGATACGTACGGTGGATGCTTCCGGTGAAGTGTTGGAGAGCTACGTTAACCCATAGTCGGTGAAAGCCACGATCACGTACCGTCCCTGAAGTACATTTGAGTTAGATCGAAACAGACAAGTTGTCGATCACCTAGAGCCATCCAAGGAGAACCGAAATGGCAACTACCATCTGTTGTCCAAAGTCGATTAAAGCATGCGCCCTTCGCATCACTCGACAGAACGAATGCGACGTGGCCCTAGATCCGCTGGTCCCAAACAGCCGCATTCAAACTGCTGGGTTCATGAGCCTCTCCCTTTCCCCAGATGTGGAGGCAGGAGAGGACATTACCACCAAGAATGCGTGCGGTGACATTTGCATCCGAGACAAGGACTGCGACCGCCTGAAAGGGTTCGACCTCGAACTCACCTTGTGCGGAGTCCCACCCCACATAGTGGAGATGCTCACAGGGGGCACATTGTTGCTTGACGGATCAGGCAACGTAAAGGGCTTGTCGATGCGCGAATCCAAGGATGCAGTATGCCTTGACTCTCTAGCCCTAGAATTCTGGTCCAAAAACGCAGACAAGGGTGTGTGCTCTGTAGACGGGGTAACAGCCAACCTATGGATTCACTGGGTGCTCCCACGCACCATCAACTGGGAAATCTCCGGTGGCCTCGAATTCGCTACAGGCCCCCTCGAAATCGTTGTCTCAGGATACGCGGAAAACAACCCTCTCTGGTTCCCAAGCTACCCAGACATCGCGTTCCCCTCATGGGTCCCAGGAGCAGGAGACCCAACAGGTGTCCCAACAGGCACACCACCACCGGTCCTCCCCCCAACAGTAACCACCCCAGACCCATGGACCCTCGCAGACCAGACCGCGATCCAGGCAGGCGGCCCAATGTCATGGTCCTGCGTACCCGCACTCCCCGTGCCCGTCGCAGACTGTTCGTATGTCCCGGTAGCGTAAATCGTAAGATTTACTAGACAATTTCAGATTCTTCCTCTAGAGTGAGGGGCGTCCCTGGTGGGGTGCCATGGGGATGTGTCATCCCCCGGTGCTACTGTCCGCATGTGACCACAGGGCGCAGGTACCAAAGCAACCCGGAACGTCTCCCGAGTTCTGTGACGGACAGGGAGCAGGGCACGTACGATGAGGGGTACGGTCCTCGTTGCCCCCACTCGTCTCAGCGGGGCTGCCGTGAGTGGGAAGTGGCATCCGATTTCGTTTGCGTCGATATCCTCACGAGTGTCGTATCGGAGGCCCGGGCAAACGTTAGAGAGTTCGATGTGCTGGTTGGTGGCCTTCTCGGGATGGGTTTGGATAGTCGTACCGTTGGCAGGGCTTTACGGGCGGTGGACCGGTTAACGCATGACGAACTGTGGGTGTTGCCCGATGCGCCATCCCCCACGCAGAAACGATGTCACCCCCATGTGGTAAGATTCCCTTGTCAGCTATGAAAGGGGATCAACATGAACAGAGAACGCGACACGCAACGATCGAAGCTTTACAAGGCAGAATCCGTAGTCCATGGAAGAGATCTTGTAGGGGTTGCGGATATGCAACGGTACGTGGACGAACTGGTCAAGCGTGCATGGTTTAAACGGCGTTGGCCTGACGTCACAGACATACAAGTTCGGGATGGTCGTGGTAGGCGACGGGCAGGGGCATCCCCCGCCAACAGGTACATCACCATGCCCAAATGGGCACGGTATGAAGAAGTTGTCCTACATGAGGTGGCGCACATCGTCACTGACGTGCAGTACGGCATGAGGCCCGCGTTTCACGGCTGGCAGTTTGCATCTAATCTGATAGAACTAGTTCGCTATTCGATGGGGAAGCCAGAAGCGGACATGATGAAAGGATCGTTTCGTAGCAGTGGCGTCCGGTTCGCGAAACCCAAGAAACGTGTCCCCCTCACAGATGAGCAAAAGGTTGCAGCGACGCAAAGGTTGGCTGCTGCACGTGCTGCTCGGAAAGATGCTCAGGTGCCACGCATAATCCACCATGTTGAGCGCTCCACCCAGAAGGGGTGGGGGCGCCCCTATAGGGTGCCTACCGGCAACGAATTCATCCTTATGGCGTGTACGAAGAAGGAGGCAGCACAACTGCTGGGGGCCGACTACTCCACGTTCGTCAAAGACTGTAGGTGGATAGACACCCCTGAGCAATACGCCCCAGAGGCAGTGTCAGATGCCCTCGGAAGCCACGTGCAGGCGATCAGTGCCGCTATAGCATCCATGGGTAGCGGCGTCGTCATGCAACTAGAGAACCGCAACGGGGACGGATGGCGTGCCACCCCTACATGATATGGTGGCGCCATGGTAGAATCTTTACGGGACATAGCCATCGATTCATTCAAACGAGGGCAAGACGAGATAACCGCTCAACTCCAAATGATCCTGGCCCGTGTTTTGGAACGGGTCGTTGAACCCGGGGACATCAAGTTCACTAAGCACGGGCTGACGTGGCACACAGAAATCGACGACATCAGGTTCCGCATGATACACAGGCCAGAATCTGGGTGGAGAACAGAAGTGTGGAGCCCAGAATCCGAGTGGAGCCACTTCGGGTCACTGGCTACCCTGGGAGACATCCTCTCCCACGAAGAGGGGCTGTTGTAAACGGCAACAATCATGCCTAGGGGCAAAATCTACCGATGTGGGTGGGGAGCAGGACACTGCATCTTAGATGGGACTTGGCAGGTATTGACCACTTATCGCTGCATACGGGCTAACATGGGGGGATGGCTTCTCCCCCTGTTCAGGTCCCCTGCGATCCGTGGACTGACTCTGATGCTGTCCTTGCGTGCTGCCCAGGGCTAGACCCCGCCTACGATTTGACTGATGCTATTGCTTTTGCTTCCGCGATCCTTTACCGCCTCTCGGGGCGTCAGTTCCCGGGTGTTTGTGAGCGGACATGGCAGCCGTGCATGGGAAACAACTCCGGGTGCTGCAACGACGGGTCTGAACAGTTCTGGAACCTTGTCCCATCGGACTGGTGGGTTAGGTTCCGGGGGTCATCCCTTGCGGGCAGCGACGGACACCTGATAGCGACTAGTGGAGATCCTGATTTTGGGATAATCAACCTGAGTGGTTCATGCTGCTCAAACAAATGCGATATCCCATGCGTGGATCTTGCCTCTACGGTCAACGACATTGTTGAGATACTGATAGACGGAGAGGTACTAGACCCGTCCGCATATCGTATCCAAGCGTATCGTCGCGTGTGCCGCATTGATGGGGGAACGTGGCCGTGTAGCAACAACTTCTTAGGCGAATGCGTCCAAAACGTAAATGAGATACAGCAGATCACTGTTGACGCAACAGGCGGACAGTGGTCTATAGAAGTTACCGCTACAGTTGGACCGCCAGCCAACCTGACCTCGACAACAGAGACTGCTGTCCTGAACGCTACAGACACCGCAGCAGCAGTCCAAAGCGCCCTAGAGTCACTCAGCAACGTTGGGGTAGGCTCCGTGGCCGTCACAGGTGGCCCTGGTGACGTAGGGGGAACAACCCCATATGTGGTCGAGTTCACCGCGGTTGAACTCACGTCAGCGCCCGTGGTGGCTGTTGCAGATGTTTCACTTACCGGAGGGGCATCTACAGTCGTGCAGCTCCAAACCCAAGTGGGGGTCCGCACCCCTATCGGGTCATGGTGCATCACCTACCTGTATGGCAAACCCGTCCCGGCCGATGGACGTATCGCCGCAGCGAAATTCGCTTGCCAGATAGCATTAGACAACTGTGGGGCCGATGGATGTATACTTCCGCAACGCCTCAAAGAATTGTCACGTGAAGGCATAGATATGGCATTCGCAGATCCACTCGACTTCTTAGATCAAGGTAAAGTGGGGATCTACGAGGTGGACCTGTTCCTGCAAACAGTTAATCCGCACCGCATTCAACGCAGGGCACGAATGTACCGTCCAGACCGCCCAGGTGGAATTGGCGGCGGCGGAAAAACATGGACTAGTTGACTATGCCCCCTCCAGATAATGTAACGGTTATCGCAGACCTCCTACAGGAGCTTTTGGATGCGGCATGCTCCTGTCTAGATAACACCACTCTCGGCGCACCCAAGGACTGCTTCACCTATTGGTGCGAACCCCCGGATGACTGCTGCTTCGCCGCGGAAACACAAATCGTGACGTCCGAAGGGGTCCACCCCATAGGGTCGCTGGCAGGACAGGTTGTTGAGTTGATGACAACAGACGGGCAGTGGGTGAAGGCCCCTGTCCACAGTTTCGGGGCGCAGCGCCTCCATAAAGTCGTGCTTGCGCGTTCCAACGAGACCATGGAGATTTTCGCTACAGGCGATCACCGTTGGCTACTCGACAGCCGCGTATCGCACAGCGAAGCCCGTTCCCTTGTTGAAGCAACAACCGCGCAACTGCAACTTGGGGATGTGCTTGCCAGCGAAACAGGTGAAGTGTACGAGGGGAGCATGGACCCTGATGCCGTGTGTGCAGGAATCGTATTCGGGGAAGGTATTACAGAATCATGGGATGTGGAAATCACTGTTAACGGGGTAACCGCATCGCTAGCAGAATGGTTCGAACAAGACGGCAGCGAGACAGATGGGGGACTGTCTGACGATGGGACCACACCTCCGCGCCTCCCCTTAGATTGGAAAGCCGCCCCTAGCCCCTCCTATGAGCTTCCGTGGCTCGCTGGGTGGCTCGCAGGGTATATCGCTGCCGATGGGCTCGTAAGTCACAGGAACGGCGCTGTGAGGCTCCTATCGTCCAATCGTGGGCACCTCAATCGTGTTCGCGAGATCTGTTACAGGTTAGGGATAGGGACGTCAACAGTTGCAATGGAAGGCTACCTGAACACCAAGGACACCCACACACAAATATTTTCGGTATCCCTCAACGCGTCGACGCTGCGGAAAGACCTACTGGTGCGCAGCGATCACAGATCCCGGGTTAGGGAGCAGAAAGCCATTACCCCCCGTTGGCGCATAGTCGATGTTAGCGACACAACCCGTGTTGAGGAAGTGTTCTGTGCGTCAGTCCCTGGGACACGAGCTTTCGTGTTGGATGGGGGTGTCTTAACAGGAAACTGTGACTACCTTGCAGTCTACCCTGTAGGAATCAAACCTACTATTGGTTTCTCAGACGAGATAGGGGACTTCAACAGAGCCACAGGCAGATGCAACGACATCACAGGGCGTCTGGACATTCGTCTTAAATTGATGCGAGAATGTTGGCCTGCCCCCACACAGGCAGGGGACACGGCTGCCCTCCCACCAAAATCTGAAATGCAGACAGCATCTGAACAACTGATGGTGGACATGTGGGTACTGTGGTGCTGCGTCCTCAGCGAATACAGCCAAGGGAACTTTTGGTCCATCAACGGGGAACAAACAGGCTGCATCGACGTGGGCTGGGGTGAAATGGTACCTAAATGTCCACAAGGGGGCTGCGCAGGGCTGTACTGGGACATGTCTATAGAACTCCCCAACTGCTGCTAATGCCAGACGTAATCGGTTCCGCCACCAGGGGGGTCAGCGTCAACGTTGTCCTTGACCCTATCGCCCTAAACGTGCTACTCAACACCCCATCGGGGGTAGTGGGGCGATTCATCACATCTGTTGCCACTATCGCGGTAGCGTACGCTAAATCGATTGCCCCTGTCCGTATCTCACGCAGCTCCGAAGAGGCGTCCCGCTCAGGGGTTCTGCGCAGCAGCATAGGAATAATTTCCGTTAAACCCACCCTCCAGGGCATACAGGTGAAGATAGCAGTCAACGTTAAATATGCTTTGGCTGTCCACTATGGAACCCGGGCGCGCGTCATAAGGCCAAAGCGAAAGAAGTTACTGCGATACCCTACCAGCGGTGGGGTTATCAGATACTCCAAATCTGTTAATAGTCCTGGGAATTCTCCTAATCCGTTCTTTTGGGATGCTATGATCCGGTCACTTATCCTAGATCCGCGGGTAACTATCTTGTCTGCAACGTTTGACTCGGGTAGCCCTTTGTAGTAGAAAGCGTGTAGCCTTGACCCCTAAAGGTACTGAAAGGAAAAGTTGATGAGTGACCCCAGTGGCGTGCAAACAGTTACGTCAGCGCAACAGGTTCCATCCCAGGGAGGCCCCCCGGAGGTGATGGAAACAATCGGTGGAGACTACGAAGGGTTGAAAGCAGAAGCGGATGCCCCTTGGCAAACCTTCACTGTCCGTGAACGGGAGTTTCGTGCGGTGAATGAACTGCCAGGTATCGTCCTGCTCGACATCGGACTTGCCTCCGATCCTAAGTCAGGGGACATCGAACAGATCCGGGCCATCCACGGTTTCCTCAAATCTGCTATTTGGGGTGAAGATCAAGAAGAGTTCGACGATTACCTGCGTAACGCAGACCCACCCATCTTGATCAACGAACTCAACAAAATTGTGGAGAATCTCATCTCAATGGTCTCCGGGAACCGCCCTACCTAGCGGTCTTAAGCGTTGCAGTCTTTGCCGTCAGCAGAGCACGTGAAATAGATGGTCGACTGGTCCCATATGGTAGAAGGATGGTTGACTTAACCATCCAGGAACTCATGAGTTTCGTGTACGCGATGCTTGTCGAAGGCGCCGACGCGAAAGGCCGCAAAAAGATCGATGCACTGTTTGCCGGACGTTTAGGGTCCGGAGGTGGCATCATTGTAGATGACCCAGATCTTCCAGAGAGCCTACAGGGACAAGAAGCCCCTTCCTGGTGGGATGATGACCCCAATCCTCTGGCAGATGTTCATACGATCGATAACGCGGAGTTGTAGCAGCACATGGCCAGCGCAGTAATTGGCGCAGCGGTAATCAGAATTCTTCCTAGCACCACGGGGTTCGCTGGGAAAGTTCGCCGCGAGGCTAAGAGTGCAGCCCAGGGGGCGTCGCGTCCATTTCGTGATCTTGCATTCAACGTTAGACGCCAGATTACAGGGGCGTTCTCTGCGGGGCTTGCTAGCCTGAACCGTGTCAAAACGGGGGTTCAGTCACTCGGACGGTTCTTTGCACGCAACTTTACGATCCCGTTAGGCATCGCCCTGGGTGGGGTTATCAAACTCACCACAGAATTCGAAGCAGGGATGCTGCGTGTAGAAGCTTTGACTACGGGGGTTGGGGACAACCTTGCGCAGATAACGCGGCGTATGACCGAGTTGAGTGAAACTGCACGTATGCTTGGCCGTACCACAGAGTTCACTGCTGTAGAGGCTAGCGAAGCTATGCAGAGCTTCGCTTTGGCAGGGTTCGACACAGAAGAGATTCTGGCGGCTACAGCCAGCACGCTGTCTTTGGCATCGGCAGGGCAGGTAGAGCTAGCAGAAGCCGCAGACATCACATCCATCGCCATCCGGGCTTTCAACTTGGAGGCTAGGGACGCTGGGCGTGTCGCAGATGTGTTGACGCAGACGTTCACCAACTCCAACACTGACCTCACACAGTTGGCGGCCAGCTTCAAGTTCGTGGCTCCTGTTGCTGCTGCCGCCGGGTTGACGTTCGAAGAGACAACTGCTGCACTAGGGGTTCTGTCAAACGCAGGTTTGAAAGCTTGTTACGACCGCGATACACAGGTGTTGACTCGTAACGGGTTTGTGCGTTGGCAGGACGTCAGCTATAACACAGAATTCGCGACTGTGAACCCTGAAACACATCAGGTTGAATACTGTAAACCTAATGCCTTAATCAGGTATGACTACAAGGGTCGCATGTATCACGTTGCAGACAGCAACGTGGATCTTATGGTCACCCCAAATCACCGTATGTGGGTAAAGGAGCAGGGGTCAAGCAAATGGGGTAGCGTCTATGCAGGCGACGTGATGGGAATGGACGTCAACTATCTCAGCTATGCCGCCTCAGGGAGCGGTGACAAGGATTCTGCTGACCTACTATACATTCCTGTTCCCCCCGTCGTGGACGTGCGTGCAGAGCGATGGGTAGATTACGACGATGAAGTGTTTTGTGCAGATGTCCCCAACCATCTTCTGATTGTTCGCCGCAACGGGCACGCGGTTGTATCGGGCAACTCTATTGCAGGTACGTCGCTTCGAGGCATCATCTCTAAGCTGATCAACCCTTCGGCACAAGCGAAAGAGGTTATCGACGAGTTGGGCATAGTGGTATTCGATGCGTCTGACAACATGTTGCCGTTGGTGGACATTGTTGGACAGTTCGAAGGGAAGATGCGTGACTTCGGCATAGAGGTGCGTGGAAGCCGCGGCGACATACGTGACCTTAACGACATATTGGGGGAGGTCGCTGAGAAAGGGGGGAATGTTGCTGGCGTATTCGAAACGATAACGGGACTTGATTCGAACCGGTTCCTTGAGGACAACGCGCAAGCATTCAAAGATATAGGGGTGGACGTCTTTGACACTAACGGTATCCTGAAAAGCTTCAATAAGGTAATGTCAGACTCTCGTGTCAACGCGGTTACCGCTGCGCAGGCCATGAAGATATTTGCGCAGCGTGCAGGACCCGGGATGCTGGCACTTATTTCCCAGGGGGCACAGAGCCTTGACGAACTCACTAACCAAAACCTTAACTCTGCTGGGCGGGCAGCACAGATCCAGGAAAAGCAGTTGGAAGGCTTGCGGGGAGCCTACCTACTACTCAAGTCTGCGACAGAAGGTTTAGCTATCGAAGTTGGGCTCACATTCGCAGGGGCGTTAAGTGTAGGTATCCGCAGGATCGCTGACGGAATAAACGTCGTAACAGACTTCGTGGAAGCCAACCAAAAGCTTACGAGCCAAATAGTTAAGGTCGCGGCGTCACTTGCAGCCCTCGGCCCAGGGTTCTTCTTTCTAAGCAAAATCATAGGGCTACTCATTGGGGGACTGACTTTGTTGCTCACCCCCACGAAACTTTTCGGGTTAGCCATATTTGGGCTGATCACATTCTTCCAACGTATGGTGTCAAGTTCTGAGGAACTTAGAAACGCACTTGGATCTACCTTCGACATCATCAAACTGTTCATCAAACCCGTTTTGGCTCTGTTCGGAACGATCCTTGGGGACACAACAGGTGGGATAGATGAGTTAGCGGAAGCCGTCGGGGACCGTCTGGCAGGGGTCATCGAAGGCTTCAACAGAGGTCTACAGGTTCTGATCAGCAACGGGGCGATCCGCAAGGTTATACAGTTCATCGCGGATATGGCTGTGAAGGTCAAAGAGTTTATAGTCACCACAGGTTCGTCGGGGGCCAGCGGTGCATTTGACTTTATTGTCGACGCAGGTAAAGACGCTGTCTCCATCTTCGAAGCGCTGCTACCTCTCATTGAAGGTTTCATAGAAACAACCAATGATTTCATCACCAGTGACTTCGTGAAATCTGTAGGCACTACAGCTGTGGAAGCCTTGGGTTCATTCCTGGATGCTTTAGGGGCCATAGCCGATTTCATCAAACCCCTTACCACCCTATTGGGTAGAAACTTTGCAGCAGTTTTGGTGGCGGTAGGGGCAGCTTTCGTCATATTGAAGGTTAAAGCATTCGAGTTTGCTGTTGCTACCACAACACTAGGGGGACGCATCAAAGGAGCGTTACTAGCCCCCTTGCAGGCTACCACAACGGCGCTATTAACCACTTCCATAAAGATGGGGAACCTCTCCGACAAGGCAGTTGTTGGCGCTGCGAAGATGTCTGTGTTGGGTGGCGTATTCAACCGTATAGGGGCAGGGGCACGCCTCGCATCCACGGGGCTGCTACGCATGTCGATAGGTGTAAACAAGTTGTCGAGGGCCATGCAATCAGCCCAGGTGGGACGCAAAGCCCTCATAGGGTTGACGACAGCGATTGCAGGTTTCTCATTAGGGAAAATGATCGCAGAATCCACCAACCTTGAAGGGAAACTAACTGCTTTAGGTTCAGCTATAACAAACATTGCGTTCGCTTTCGCAATAGGGGGAGCAGTTGTTGGCATAATCACAACGGTCATAACCGTGTTCGGCGCACTTGCCACACAGTTGTTCAACACTAGGAAGGAGACGTTCAAACTGATTGACGCCACAGGGACTCTACAGTCAGCGTATAGCGACGGGATGATCACCTTTAGGGAGGCTTTCGACGCATTCGGGTCTGCGTTCAACTCTTTGACTAAGGGCGGGCTTGTATCAACTGCAAAACTTTTGCAGCAGGTGGACACGTTAGACATTGCAGCAACACAATTTGGGGCTAGCCTAACTGAACTGGTTGATGCTGCCGTTAAAAGTGACGGCGCGTTTGAAGATGTGTTCGACAACATCATTACAAACATGTTCAAACTTCGCATCGCAGGGGCAAAGGAAGCAGGGAAACTAGGGGACGTATTCGATGATCTAATTGATAGGGTAGATGTAAAACAGAGGCTGTATGCGGGTGGTGGGCGCGGGGGTGCGAGAATCCCCGAGGCGCAGATAGATCTGGCATTTGATGCGACGGCAGCGAGCGCAGCGCGACTATTTGAAGAACTGCTTCTCCTCGACGACGGCGCAGTCAACCTAAGCATCGCATTCAAGAAGAGTGAAGATGGGACAGTAGATCAAAGTAAAGTTTTCTTAAAGTTGGTGACATCCACAGAACAAGCTACAGGCAAGCTCGAAAGTTTGAATGCGTTGCTTACAAAGGATTTGGGTGAAATCCCCATCTTCGAACTTTTCGGGGAGGATAGTAAAAAGGCTAATCTGGCGTTGGCTAACACTTTACTTCAGCTGCAAGAATTCGGGGTAGAGATGAGTAACGCCCGGCTTGCAGCAGAATTTGCGAAACCTGCGTTGGAAAGGGCTGCTGCCGCAGAAGAGGAGTTGCTGGAGGTAACCAAAAACCTTACGCAGCAATATAGGGATGTTTCAGAGGCTATCGACGGGGCAGCAGAGTCGTTAGGTTTGTTGGATAAAGACCCTATTGAGGCTTCACGTAAAGCACTCGATACTTTGGCGGATGTTCAAAGTGGGATCGCTGGGTTTAAAGGCGACAAGGGATTCCCTAACTTTGCGGAACTCTTGGGAGCGGCCTCACCTGAAGCGAAAAAGTTCAGGGATTTTGTTGAGTCGATAGGGAAGGAGATAGACGAGAGTCTTGTGGCCAGTATGGTTGATGCCTCTGGGAGTATAGATGTTGCGACAGAGGCCTACGATAATCTTAAGACGGGAATCGCGGATGCGCTACACGAACAAGATGTCGCAGATGAACTGATCCCTGGGCTAGTCAAGATTCTTACTGAGGGCACCGAGTTTCAGTTCCCCGTAGAGTTGCTTCTCGAAACCGGTCAGGTGGATGACGCTGCTGAGCAGCAGAGACAGTTCTTTGAGGAACAGTTCGAGTCAAGGAAAGCGTTCTTTGCCGATCTTGGGGTAACGGGACAGTTTATTCCCACTGGGGAGTTCAGCCCCGAATTTAAGCGGGTAGTTAGACGTGACACGGCACTGGCCTTTGCCGATGGGCTTAGCGTTGTTGAGGGGACAACTATTGCTGTTGACCTCGAATCTATCAAAGACCCTGATTTCTTGTTGTCGAATCTCCCCGGGGGCCTGTTGCTAGATACTATTGATCTGGAAGAGGGTCAAATTGAGGTTCCTGCTATCACAATCCCGTCAACTGTAGATTTGGATGCGAATTTCGAGGATATCACTGCTGGTCTTAGCGTAGGACAGATTCAGGAAGTGATTGATGCTTTCATGCGGGGTGAGACAATCACCATTCCCCTTACCCCTAGGCTTGCTGCACTTGCATCAGAATTGGACTCAGAAGCATTGAAGACTGAAGTAGCTAAGATCGGGGAGGAGCTTGGCGTGATCAATCTTGAAGGCACCACAATCGACTCTTCTACTGTGCTCGATCAGCTTGATACCGTTATGGCGACCAAGGGTAAAGAGGCTGCTGCCATATGGGCAGAAGCGTTTGCTGAGGGGATAGACTTGTCTGAACTAGATCCGTCTGTTCAGAGCGTCATTGAAGGAATACTTGACCCTGTTGAAAGGAGCAAGGTTCTCGGTTTGATTGCCAATTCTGGGCTTCCTGCCATCGCGAATCTAATGACTCCCAGCGATGCTAGCGTTAACGGGATGAGGCTCGACGAGCTTGTAACCGATTATGACCTTATTACCACTGCGGCACAGACCACAGCAGATGCTGTTGCGCAGAGCAACAGGGACATGGGTAAGACGATTGATGAGCTTGGGCGGGGGGCGGAACAAATGTCTGGAGTGGTTGCAGGGGCAGTGACGGCAACGACAGCATCTGTTGCTAAACAGGTTGCAATATTCAGAACCCTGTTCTGGGGTCCTTTCAAAACAACAGTTAATGCAGCATCGAGCACCCTCGGTTTGGATATGGTTCTCCCTAGTTTCCACACGGGTGGCATTGTCAACCAGCCCGGTATGGCAACATCGCAGATTGGGTCCCCGCAGAGCGGGGAAGTTGTTGCACGTCTGCAACCCGGGGAGGGGGTTCTTCCTCTTGATGCGATGAGCAGAATAGGGCGTGACCAGTTTGAGGCACTACGTCTAGGCCGTTTGGGTCCTGAGGACACGTTAGACCCTAGGGATGAGATCGGCGACCCTGCTTTTGATGGGATGCTTGCCGCGGTAGCGAACACATCTGGTATCGGGGATTCTGTCAACTCTATTTCCCAGTCAGCGATCGACGCAGTGTTCGCGATTACTGCAAGTTCGATAGACACAATGTTTGCTCGCAGCGCAGTGAGTAACCTTGGCGCCGGGATAATGGAACAGGCGGCGAAAGAGACAGCGCAAGCAGCATTCGAGTTTCTGAGTGCAGCTAACACCATGATCGATAAGATTTTCATTCAAAAGTTTGGGACTGTGTCAGCATGGCCAGTCGGTTCTGTCTATAGGGGAGGCCCCGGCAAAGATGATTTGTCACGGGAGATGCAGTTCATACAGGAAATGCAGGGGCAGCGTAATAGTTTCCCTGCACTATTGACATATCTCAGGGCAACCGGCACCCCGTTCCGGGTGACGTCTACAATCCGAAACTCGTTGATTCGTGGCACACAGAGACCGTCGCTACACAACGTGGGTCGTGCCGCGGACGTTACGGGGCTAACCCCCAGTGTCGATAGCCAACAGCTGTTGAACATTTACAACGCTTTTGCTCCTGTGGCAGGCATGGTGCGCCGTATCTATTCTGGCCCTGGGGGTGGGGGCTTCGGGGAGGTGGGGTCTATCACGTGGCAGGATCACCGTGACCATGTGCATGTTGCGTTGGCAGACGGTGCAGTTATCCGCAGCCGTATAGTCGCGGAGCTTGGTGAAGCAGGTGACGAGGTGGTCATTCCGCTGGATAGCCCTGAGCGTGCTATGGCGCTTGCTTTGCAGTCTGGTTTGTTTGACACGTTGGCACGTGCGACACGTGATACCCCTGCCCCTGTGTCCGCGGCAGGTGCACGTAGTAACGTGTTGGGGAGCACAGGTGGCGGCCCGTTAGGGGGCGGCCCAGGAAACACCTATAACATAGTTGGGGTGGGGATAGATCAAGTGAAGGCTGAAATTGCTGCACGGGACTTGGCAACGGCGCGGGTGCGTCGCTGATGTGGACAGGGTACGGCCGGTTTCAGGACACAGAGATTTGGTCAAACGAGAGAGTCATTTCGTATTTGAGGGGGGACCCTCTAAACGGTGTCCCTGGGCTTCGGACCCCATCTACCAGTTTTGTTGCGGATTGCGGGTGCGTTACGGCCCGTACACTGTTTTGTGACCAGGGATCTGGGGTAGATGGCGCCTATGTGTCACCTGCACTTGATGACGCCCCATGGTATGACCCGGCGGTACCCGAATCCGCAGAGTTCGCCGGACTTTTCGTTGAAGATATCGTCGGTTTCGACTCGACGGTGCGGCGCACCATAAGTGAGGGGGCTATAAACGGGGGATCACTTGGTCCTTTGAAGGTTGGGGCTCGTTCTATCACCGTGACGGGTTGGTTGCGTGCCAAGACTTGTTGTGCCGCGGAGTATGGTCTCAGGTGGCTTACGGAGGCGCTTATAGGTAATGCTGCTTGTGAGGATTGCAAGCTCGGTGATTTGTACATGTTGAAGTGTTGCCCTGGGGATGATGACGCTATTTGCCATATCGCGGAGTCGTCTGAGGTGCAGCTTGTGACTAGCCGTAACCCTACTGTGTCTGTTGACGATTTAGGTGGTGGACAGTTTCGTATAGTGGTTGATGATGCGGCCCAAACGTTTGTTGTGTCGGATTTGAATGGGGTGTTGAATAATACGGACGGTTTTCTCCCTACTTGTCTTGATGGTGCTGATCCACAGGGTTTGGCGGAGTATCGCTTTACTGTGGCGGGGGAGGAGATAGAACGTGTTTTCGTTTTCCCGTTTGCGTCATTGACGTCTGTTGCGACTTCCCCGTCTGGCAGTGGGGCTCTGGTAACTATTGACTTGGATAGCACTGTTGTGTCGTCGTGTCCTGATGTGCAGAGCCGTATCGATGAGATGAATGCAACTGTTGCGCAGTGGCTGATTGACTTTGTTCCAGCAGCATCGCAAACAGTTGACAACTTTTCACAGGGCAGGTGCCTCACGGAGGTCGTGGGTCCTGATCCTTTAGAGTTCACTAGGTTGTTTCACCGGACAGGGTTGACTGATGGCCCTAAGGTGTTGGAACGGCGTGGTACTTGTTGCACGAGTCGCTGCGGGTGTGTGAATCTGCGGGTTCAGTTCACTCTCACATCTGAACTCCCATACATTTTCGGTGATTTGGATTGGTGTCTCGACGACTCTCCTTTCCCGCGTGACGAAATCTTTTGTAACCCGTTGGACTGGTGTGATGATTGTAGTGAAACGATTGGGACTCAACAGATAGAACGTCAGGTGGCGCGCCCTGAATGTCAGGTGCTGGTTCGCCATGATGGAACCTGGTGCACCGACGGGTGGGATCTTAGCGAGTTAGGGTTCCCTCCTGACGACTGTCTGATGGTTCCACAGCCCGAGACCTTTGACCCATCGACGGAGACCCCAACAGACCTTGCGGTGTCAGGTGACCCGTGTCTGATTGATTTGAACGCTGACCTTTCATGGGATGCAGTCAACTTTGATCCTACCCAAGGGTTCGTCCCAGAGTTCTGCACTTTGCAAATCAATGATCCCCTTGGGACATGTGACGAACAGCAGACTCAGACGTGTCAACCCGGTAGCGGAACAGGTGACGATTGTGACGTTACCTTAGTGGGTGACGGCACGTGGACTGTGTCCGGATGGTCACCTGTCGACGGTAACTTCCCACCAGATTGCTGCACCATAAACATCACTAACGGTGGCGACTGTACCTGCCCAGATCCCCCCAACGGGTGTGTCCCGGAGGATCTTCGCCCATGCCAGATACGGTTGATATACAACGAGTGCACCGGGGTGATGACATGGGAGCCAGTGAATTGGAGCGGGGACCTTGTCAACAACAACTGTGATTGTTACGAAGTTTGTGAGACGTGTATAGAGGGCCGCGAAACATGTTTAGTGCGTATCGTATATGACGCCAAGAATGATACTAAGACGTGGGAACCTATCCGATGGGATGGGGACATCAACAACAACTGTTGCACATGCTACCTCATTGCAGACGTGCTGGTGCAGAATGCTCAGGAAACAGCATGTCCCCCCGAGGTGATCAACGACTGCCCCATTCTGCTCGACGCCGATGGGACCTATACGAAGATTGGTTGGTCATGGGTTGAGGCAGACGGCATATTCCCACCTGCTGACTGCAACATCACTATAGCCAACCCGCAGGAAACGGCACCCATCATCCAACAGGTTGGCATTCCTTCTAACCTGTTTGTACCTGACTGCGGGGCTTTCCCGATTGTCCCACCCGATCCGTTTACAGGGTTCGAGTCATGTTACTGTGAACCGTGGGCCACGTTCCGTGCCTGCTGCACCTACAGGAACCCGTTTCAATGGAATGAGGCAACCTCGTTTATAGAGGTTAAGGCTGGGTCTAAAGAGATACGGAACATGAAGATAGAGGCGTATCGTAACCCGTGGGGGCCTCAAGGGGTTCCGTGTCCATGTGATCCTAACGACGAGTTCTGGCGTTGCCGTGAACCATGCTCAACGCTACTGATTCCACAGTTGCCGGTAGGTTCCACCATAACGATAGATTCACGTATCCGGGTTGCTGAGGTCACCTTTGCAGGGGGAAGGAGCGTCAACGGGTTACGGTACATAGAATCCGCTGACGGACGCCCATTCGATTGGTTCGATATTTCCCAGTGCGCTGAACTTTGCATAGTCGTAGCAGCAGACTGTGTGACTGTCGCGGATGACGCCAGAGTTAGCATAGGGTTCGTAAACCGATACCTTGCGTCAGGGTGGTGACTCATGGGACATGAGACTGCTTATGACATAGGGTGTAAGCCGGGTGCGATCTTGGGGAGTGGCGACGACCTGCGTGTAGTGTTGCTAACCCGTGGGGGACAGAATGTTATAGCTGAAATCAACCCTGACGAGGGGAGATTTGACCGTCGTCTTGATGACACAAGTGAGCTGTCCCTCACCGCAACTGTAGGGGGCGGTCTGGATGTTTCGTGCTGCGAGGCACTTGCAGATGTCTATACGTGGGCAACAGAAATCCTTGTTTACCGTGACGGACGTGACGCATGGGTAGGTCCTGTAACAAACGCGATTTTCCAACACGGAAAGGTGTCTATCACCGCATCGGATTTGTCTTCATGGTGGGATCGACGTGTCGTAGGGTCAATGAACTTCACTAGGAAAGATCTCACAGACATTTTCGTTGCAGTATCTGACAACGCAATGTCAAGCGACACTTCCCCCAACATCATCCTTTCCCCTACCCCAAGTGGGATATACGGGGACCGCAACATCGATGGTTCCCAATACGACTATGCCCGTGACCACCTAGAGGAGTTAGGGAACACAGGGGTGGATTGGACTGCATACAGCAGAACGATCCTAGTCGGGCCACAAGAGATCCCGGTGGCCCCATACGTAACTCTCCTAGATGAACATTTCACTGCCCCCCCCACGATTGAGGAACGTGGGAACGACAAAGCAACAGTTGTGGTGGTTAAAGGCAAAGGGGTGACAGGGGTAGCACGTGACAACGATTTCGCTTTGTTCGCAGGGGAAATTGTACGTGTGTTCGAAGAACCAGACATTGAGGATCAGGCGTCAGTAGACGACGCCGCCCAATCAAGAGTGGAGTATCTACGCGACCCCACTTTCATTACTACAACACGTAGTGGTGCTTTAAAGACCACTGCCCCGATCACTGTCGCAGAACTGATCCCAGGGATAAGGGTACGTCTTGATTCGCAAGCCACGTGCCGCAAACTAGTTAGAGATTTCCGTTTGGACCGTGTGGAAGTCAACTTCAATGGGAATGTTATGGTGTCGCTACAGCCATTGGGGACAGTCGAGGTAGAGTCTTTAGATGTCCGGGATGCAGAATCCATAGGCCTGTAAAGGAAATTATGTCTTACCGTAAAGACGAAAAAGGGATGGTGGCGTGGGTCCGCGACCTAGACCGCCGTCTACGACGCATTGAACAGGCAGGCTCAAATCCTCCCGACCGCGGTTTCGTCCTAGTCGAAGTGGATGACGGCCTAAGGTACCTATATGTTCCCACAGGGTCTGTAGGCCCTGAGATTGGGACCAAGACGTGACGGGCTCCGTGCGCTACCCTAGGCTACAGGAGACGTGATGCAGAACATGTTTATACTTGGTGGTTCCGCTATAAAGGTAGTGTGTTGACATGGCAAGATGTGGCTGTGCACAAGATTGTTTATGCACGTTCATAGATGGGGACTGTACGACCTTCGCCGGGTCAGGTAGTGTCGCGTCTCCGTTCCAAATAAACGTGGAGATAGACCCAGACCTAGATAACCAGATCGAGTGTCGTCCCGCCGGGCTTTTCACTGAATCCTCTGTAACGGTCCTGGACACTAACTGCATCGACCTGGGTGGGTCAGGCACGGTCGTAGATCCTCTTACAGCAGACCCTATCATTTCACCCGATATAGGGAACACCCTTGAGTGTAGGGGCAACGGCTCCTATGTGCCAGCAGCAAGTCTGGCAGTAATGTGCCGTGCGTCGATCGAGATGCTTGCGTTGCAAATCGTTCCTCCGTCTGCTGGGGCAGGTATCCCATCGGTAGTGCCAGTGTTGTATGACACACTCATAGGGTTCACCGATCCGTGTTTGTATCTAGACATATCAACAGGATCAATGAGGTTCGTGGTGCCTGTAGGGTTGGCGGGTTGGCACCTCATTTCCATGCAAGAGCGGGATGACCCTTCTGGGAGCAATTTGAGCACTACTGTGGGGGTACAGATTCGTGTCAACGGGGTTGTTGTCGCTAGTCAAAGGCAGGAGCGTGTTTTCCCAACATCTAAGATCATGAACTGTACGTGCCAGATCGAATTGTCTGATGGGGATATAGTCGAAGGGTACTTTAACATTACTGACTCTTTCGGCCCAACTGCCCCGCATCCAATAGGCCCTGGAGGTCCGGGGTTCCCAAGATTTCTTAGCATCACGAGGTTGAGCCCTAATGCCAATAACGGTGAGTAAAACTGTTGATGACGCACATAGAGAGGCGAACCAATCAGTTATATCTGCACAGTGGTATAAGCAGCTACTTCTACTGATTGACGCCGCAGCAGACACGACTGTTGCAGATCAATCAATCATTGATGCGCAGCAACGCGTCACAGACCTTACTGCCCAACAGGCCCCACCTGTAGATATTGTGACTGCAACAGATACATTTTTCCAGGCGCATCGGGACAACCTTGTTGATGCACAGACACGCCTCGACACTGTTGCGAACGACCCTGTTTTAGCCCCTGTCCTGTACCCTGATGACGACCCTGTTGCTGCGATAGCAAGTTTGATGCTTGTGCAACAGCAGATCGCTTCACTAGATCTAGTTTGGACACCATAGCCATGACTGCTGAACCGTGTATAGGCTGCGGATTTGAGATCAATGTTGTTACAGGGGAGCTGGAGGTCAAGGGGGCGCGCACCCATAGACAGAATCTTCCTGCTGTCCCACAGCAGTGGCCGTATGACGGGACGATCGATGACGAGTTCCCTGTTGCAGACATAACTAACACCAATGGGCTTAACTGTGACCAGGTTACAGGCGATTTGTTTGCTTTCCCTAACGCGACAGCGCGCACCGTAAGGGGAGTGTCATCGCTTATAGGTGCTACAGGGGGGCTCCCTACCGGATTTGTGTTCTCATGGGGGATAGATACAGGGTCGTTCCCAGGTCCCAACCCATGGAACGACAGTGGGGCACCCTTCGGGTTGTCTACCCCAGTAGAGATCCTTCTATCTAACCCTTCGTCTTCTCGCCCGATGCTGGTTGAGTATGTGATTCAGCTTGGCCCCACACAGGCTGTCATGGATTCTGGGGTTACTTTAAAGACTTCTTTCGTGGGGAACATTTGGGATGACCCGGCCCCCTACCCGGGTGATGGGTTTCTAGGGTTCGCTGTCCCATTTGCAGGCACCAACGAGGTGGGGAACCTGCTCGATGACGAGAGCAACGACGGATTCAATCTGCGGTTTGTTCGCCCTAACGGTTCCGGGGTAACACTTTCTGCTTACCTTGCCCCTGACGCCACAACGCGTTTCCGTGTGGCTTGGCGCGGGGAAATGGGGGCTGGTTCTGCCACTGCACGCGTTGGACAAGCCTTTCTTGTCGGTGGCGGCTTCAACACATTCATTATTGCGAGGACGGTCTGATGGCAACGACTAAGCGATGGTGGCAGTATCCTGGAGACCCTAATACTGTAGGGGTTGAGGAAACAGTTACAAATGCAGATGGGGACGTTGTCGGGGTTTCAGGGGTTATGCAAAATGACTTCGTTGAGATAACAGAAGCAGAATATGACGCCATCATGGCAAGACGCGATACTGCACCTGACCGCAGTGCAAGCATCGACGCGGTTATGGCAGCCGACAGGGCTGCCTATACTGCCGATGCTGTAGCAGCCCATGCTGACCTTATCGCCATAGGAGCTAGCGCAGATACCGCCACATTCCTAACCGGGTATGTCCCCGGTCCGTAGCAACTGACCTATGTGGGCTGTCAATCATGACTTTGGCGTTAGTTGCATTGCTGCGACAGATTGGTGAACAAACTATTTGGGTTGCAGCAGTGGTTGCTGCCATAGGTGGGCTTAGCAGGACTCGTCCGGCAAAGTGGCTATGGCGTCGTCTAGTCGCCTTGCCTGTCACGGAGTGGGGTGAGCGGGTTGTGGGCGCTGTCGTAGATGACAAGGTAAGCAAACCTAATGGGGGGTCATCAGTCGTTGACCGCCTCGACGGACTGAAAGCAAACCAGGAGATTTTGGCTAACGGATCAGTGGCGGCGTGGACACGCCAAGATCAAGTGATTGCCAGAGTGGACGATATCCATAGCTGTTTAGAGGAACGCTTCGGTGGGGTGGACCTACAGATCATCAAACTTTCCGAGATGTCAGAATCTGTGTTACAAGAAGCTGTTGGGGCAACAGGACGCATACGCCAAATCTACCGTGCATTAGATATGCCGGTGTTCGAAACAGACGATAGTGGCTGGTGCACCTATGTCAACCCTGCATGGACACGTTTGACAGGGCTCCCTATAGAGGAAGCGCAGGGGGAAGGGTGGGCAGAGTCTCTGCACCCCGTAGACAGGGACCGGGTTTTTAGGACTTGGGGAAAGGCTGTAGATGAGCATAAGGACTTCACCGCCATTTATCGGCTGCGCAATGTCAACACTTCTGCGGTGGCAAACGTTAGGGGTTCTGCGTCTCCGTTGCATGATGGGTCAGGAAATGTTGTAGGGTGGGTTGGAACCCTTGACCTGCTCCCTGATGGTGATACCATGATGGATGTAGGCCCTGATGTCGAACTCCTGGAGGAGTTATGAACTTGAGTGATTATGGAACCTCGATTGTCCGCACAGTGGTGCCTTTCGTTGTAGGCACCGTTATTGCTGTGGCGGCTAAGTGGGGGTTCGATCTTGGCTCTGACGCTGTCACCCCTATCGCCACATTGGTAGCGGGAAGTGTTTACTACGCAGTGGTTCGTAAGATTGAGCAGAGCAGACCTGAATTGGGCAAGCTGCTTGGAAAAGCTGTAGAGCCCGTGTATGGACTTAAGGGAGAATAGGCATGAGCCAATATCGGCTTACCATAAACCTTGCAGGGAAGAAGGCAGGGGCTGTTATCGAACTTGATGATGACGACAGTCTGGTGGTGGGTGGCTACGCGTTGCCTGTAGACGGTGCCGCTAAGCCTGCCCCTGCACCTGTAAAGGAAACGGATGACTCGCCTTCCGAATCTGCCCCTAGCGACGACACTCCTGATGATGCCCCTACAGATGAAAAGGCTCCATCCCGGCGTCGCCAATCCAACAAGAACAGCGAGTAACAGTGGGCTGCAATTGCGGTAAGAAGAAACGTGACGCCCTGTCTGCCAAGGGGGTATCACCTGTGGTGAAGAGGGTGCGTCCGGGGGCGAGACGCTCTATGAGAAACCCTCGGCCTGTAGGAACTAAGTCAGTAGGAAACTAGAAACCTGAGAATGGGTGCATATGGGATGTGGGTGCGGAAAGAAAAAGTCTGGGGAAACGGTAGACGACCCTATCTTTTTCGGTGAAGACGACGGACGTGCCCCCATACAGGTGACTACAACTATCGCAATTTCACATCGGAAATCTGGTGACATCATTTGGGCCAGTGGATCACAACTCGATACAATCATAAACGCCGGTTGGTTAACCGTTGTCAACTAGCAGCATGTGAGGGCACATGAGCGCTTTACTCCCAGGGTACGAACAAATCAGTGGCAAGACCCCACGCGGGAACAGCTATCGTCGCAGTGATTTGCCGTGGAGGATTGTACTGCACACCATCGAAGGGGCCTCTCCTAATCTTGCATCATTCAGGTCTTTGGCTAAGGGCCACCCGAGTGCCCCGCACCTGTGGATTGACCCACGTGCAGGCAAGCGGTGGAGGTTACAGACAGTCCCGTTAGACAAGGTAGCGCGTTCCCTTCGGCGTCCCAGGGGTGCCCCAGAGACGAACCATGCAAGGGCAATACAATGTGAAATAGCGGGTCGTGCAGCAGAAACACAGAGCTGGTCTAGGGCTGATGTCGAATGGATCGGGGCAGAGATGGTTGCCCCTGTGGTAAGGTTCATTCGTAGCGTCGGGGGTGACCTTGACCTCGAATATGTAGAACGCACCTACGGCGCCAATGAAGGCATCGTGCTTGCTACTGTTAGCAGCCCGATCCGATTCGACCAGGGAACATGGTATGGTTGCAAGTGGGTTACATCGCATCAACGGGTAATAGCGAACTCTCACTGGGATGCAGGCAAACTGAATCTTGGTTTAGTGCTCTCAGCAGTTAAGGAGGCTTTAGGGGAGACTCCCCCATCGCCAGTACCTGTTCCCCCACCAACCCCACCTACACAGGAGATTACAGTGTCAGAAGCAGACAGGATTATCGATCACATCGATGTCAAAACCCTTGGATTGATGTCCTTCGGACTTGCAAATCAGAAGACCGGTGTGATCTACCGTGTGCAGGGGACCACTGCCCCCTGGTACGGCATCGATTCACTTGGGCTACGTGTCTTAGATTTCGACGGTGCAGTCGCATTTAAACGCATGCATGAGATCACAGAGAACAGCCCCAACGTCTCCGTTGAGTTGCATGCACAGAACGTAGAGATGGCTGGTGTAGATATCAGTGATGCAGATGTGGCACGTATCGCTGCTGCCGTGTCTGAAACAGATGCAGATTTCATCAACGGTTCGATCGAGGCGGCTGTGCAGCGTGCGGTTCAGGCGGTACAGGTCGACTTGGCTGGGGATCTATCTAAGATCAGGCAGGTTGCAGAGTTGTTGGCGCAGGTGGCCACCGAATAAATCCAGGACATAGTCTTTCTACATGTCGTGTAACAGATGGTGCGACCGGGATCATCAGCCCGTTGGTTGGAGCAGCATCGCTAGTGGGGATTATTGCTGGTATTGCGGAGCAACGTACCGTTACGTGACAGAACCTGGGGTTAGAGTGCCCGCTAGTCTACGAAACCCGACAGAGATCACACCATCGGCAGGAACGCGGCTTGCGTTTGACTGTGGGGACTCATCTGCTGCTAGTATCCGTGCTCTATGACACATGCATTACTGCAATGGGGTGATGGGTACAGCGTTGCAGACGCAGATACCCAACACGGTGCATCACAGACGGTTGAGGCGAATGATGGGTTACCATATCAGCCTCCTGTCACTATGGCAGAGGTCGAAGAGCGCATCATGCGTGCCGACGACGAGTTGGCGAACCTAACTGAGACTCATGTCCATTTAGCTGATCAGGCGGCACGCGCCGAGGCTAGGTGGAAGAATCATCGGGATCGGTGCATCACACAGATTGTTCGGTCAGGGGACAAGGGGGCCAGGGATACGCGTGAAGCATTTTCGAAAGAGATGGTTTGTGGTTCCCCAAGGTGCCCTTGTCAAGATGACCATGATGCAGGGGGAACCATGTATGAGGAGTATGAGATTCGGGTCGCGGCTAAGGATTCATCCGCGAAAGCTATGCGTTCGATCGAGAGTCGCATGAACGCTTTCCAGACGATCGCTGCGAACGTGAGGGCACTCACCCGGGCTTGACTGTCACCCCTGTCTGTTAGGTTGCAGGGCATGGAGAATCTCCCCGTGCCCGATGACCCGTCCGTGAGTGAGCAGGCGCCTGCGGGCAGCCTAGGCTGCTCTCTGGACGCGAGTGGGGTAGACGCGCGGCAGATGTGGGTGGTCACCTTGCATTTCCATGGCACCTGCGATGAGTCAAGGGAGTTCTTCGAATGGATTGGGGATGAGATCCCTGACAGGTTCGTGCCGCACGGCGAGGGGACCGGTGGCATGGACTGTGCATCGCTAGGCCCTGCACCGGAGGAGGCTACGTATGAGCAATGAGATGAAGTGGCTGATTGTAGCCGTGTTCGCTTGGTTCGTCGGTAGCGCCCTACTTGTTTTCGGTGTGATACGATCCTTTCCCGCTGCCATTGCCGTATGGGCAGGTATGTGGTGTTGGAGACTGGCAATGAGGGCCGAAGCATCCGGGGCTGACGACAGGTGGGAACGCCTTATGGAGGATGAACATGAATGATATTGATGAACGGACACCACACAGGTGCAATGGGGCAGCGACATGAGTGACATCCAGCAACGTGTCGTTGACGAGATCGCACACCAGTCACGAGGTGTCGGCACAGGCCACATCGTCGCGCTGCTCAGTGACCTCGCCGCCGAACTTGAGCGGTTGCGGACTGCACTCGCCCCGTTCGCGGCGTTACCCGTCGGCAACGCGGACCCCGGAAACGGTGAGGACGCGTGCTTCTACATCGTTGAGGCTTGGGTGACAAACGGGCAGTTCTCTGCTGATGACGTGTGGCAGGCACGGTCAGCGATCGTAGGTGGCGACGATGAGTGAGCAGGTGTGGACAACGTGCCGGTGGTGCGACGGCAAGGGTCTGATCCCCTGCTACGACGAGACCACCGTGGGTCATTGTGCGTGCTGGGGGGACGGCAGAACATGCTGTCGGTGCGGCGATTGCACAGATCCCGACGAGGGTGAGATCCGCTTCTGTGATGAGATCCGGGCTGACCGAGGGGAAGCCACCGATGGGTGACGAGATGGTGGAGTCATTACGAGAGATCGCAGCAGAGTGCTCCGATGACGGGCTGGTCCACACGGCGCAAGCGGTCGTACGAGCCGCCGTCGAGATCGAACGGCTGCAAGCCGAAGCAGATGTAATGGCAAGGCGGTGCGCTCAGCTCGAACGAGTGATACAGCTAGACACCGCCTACGCCCAGGGCATCGCTTCGGAACGGGTGAGGATCGTGGCGTGGCTTCGGCAGAGAGCCGACCTGAAAGCGTCTGGTGAGCAGGCGTACAGGATTGACGTTCTTGCCGACGCCATCGAAGCCGCAGGGGGCGATGATGCGTGAACTCGTAGAAAGGCTTGGAGACGAGGACATGCTTGCCCGTTGCGACATCGTCGCCACAGCCGTGATGTTCGCAGCAGCCGTCGAGATCGAGCGTCTGCGGGGCATTGTGTACGGCCAGACGCTGCACGACGCCCACACGGAAGGTGTCGCAGAGGAGCGGGCGAGGTGCAGAACCATCGTTGAGAGCCTTGACGACCCGGATTGGAACGAGGCGATCCGGCTCGCACTCGAAGCGATCGCAGGAGGTGGCGACGATGCCTAGCGCAGTGGTCCCCGAGCAGCCGATGGTGTGCGGGTGGTGCCGTGGCAGGACAAGCGTTCAGCCCTGCCGCATCAACAGCCCTGCCCGCACTGGTGACATGATCGAAGCGCCGTGCCCGGACTGTGGTGGCAGTGGGTGGCAGTACGTGGAGCCGGTCAGTGTCCCGCCAGAGAACGAATCGTGTGACACATGCGGCGGCTCTGGCATCATCAGGATCACCCTCACCGCCGACCCCGAGCGTGGCAAGAGGTTGGACTCGGTAGGCAACTTCCGTGACGGCTGGCTTATCGAGTGGGGCGACGATGTCTCTTGACGTGCGGTGTGCCCGATGCTTCTCGGGGCTTGATGACCCGGGCGGTCTGTTGTTTGGACCACCAGATGTGGACGAGCAGGTAACCAAGGCGCATTTCTGCCTCACCTGCTTTGCAGACGTATCCGAGTGGATCGCCGCAACTGCGGGAGGTGGCGACGATGCGTGACGCGCTGACCAAGGTGATCGACTCCCACGTTGCAGCCTTGGACGCGTGGACTAGGCGACAAACCGAGCAGCAGCGCCTCGCCGCCTACGGCGTCACCCTGACCGAAGCCGTCGACCTTGCACTGCGGTTCGCACAATGCGGGGTCCACCCGAGCCAAGCCGACGACGTGCTCGCCGCTTGGGTCCGACGACCTGCACTCGACACCGGAAGTGGCGACGATGAGTGACGAAGCAGCGATGAGCCGACACGAGCGCCCCCCTCGACGCAGGCTCCGCGACCTCCGATGGCGTTTGACCGAGCAGGTCCAGGCCGACCGAGAGGGCGCATTCCTCCATGCCCTCGTCGCTTCCGTCGCCGACCCCACCGCTCCGCTGGTCCGCAACCCCAGTGGCAACCCCGGATGCTCACTCAACGCCGGAAGTGGTCCCGGTGGTGGCGATGAGTGAGCAACCTCACGACATGAGCGACACCGTGTGGGCGAACCTCCCCACCTACCAGGAAGGTTGGCTCGCCGGGCAAGCAGACACACTAGGGGTCGTGCGCGCCATAATGGCTGCCGAAGCCGTCCCCTTCCTCACCCCGGGCTACGACTTTGTGGTGGAACGGTACCGTTCCACTGTACTCGCTCGGATTGACACCATCAGCCCACCTATGTTTACCCAAGGGACAAGTAATGAGTGACAACAACTGGCATGTGGTGGACTTCGACACGGGGCTGATGCAGGTCAGGGATTTTGGCCTTGCAGAAGCCCGCAAGTGGTTGGATGACTACCAGCAGCAGTATCCGGTCTGCGGAACTGCCGATGTGCGGGTGGCCCGTTGGGACATAGACGAGCACCAGTGGGTCGAGCCTGAACCGGAGCCCGAGCCGATCCCGTA